AAACCCAAAGCACTCACAGCCTTGGTGCGTAACTGCGTAAACATGTTTGGCAGTTATAATGTAGGCCTGGTATGTACCAACCACACATACGCAAGTCAGGACATGTTTGATCCAGATGACAAAATTAGTGGTGGACAAGGATTTGTGTACGCATCTAGTATCGTTGTTGCTATGAAAAAACTCAAACTCAAAGAGGACGAGGACGGCAATAAAGTATCAGATGTGATGGGTATTCGTGCAAGTTGCAAGATCATGAAGACTCGTTACAGCAAACCTTTTGAAACTGTGCAAATTAAAATTCCATATGAGACTGGTATGAATCCATACAGTGGCATGGTGGACATGTGCGAAAAAGCCGGCTTGTTAAAGCAAGAAGGCAACAGACTCAAGTGGGTTGATCCGGAGACAGGTGAAGAGTTCAAATTCTACCGAAAAGAATGGAAAGATGATAAATTAGATATGATAATGGCAAAATTCCATATCAAAACTGAAACAACAACTACCATTCCAGAGGAGACGGACGAACATGTTGAATGAAACTCAAGTAGGCGACATTTGGTTAAACTTTGTTGAGTACCTAGACAAGAAACAAATAGAAACTGTAGCAGAGCGTTATATCGATATGCTAGCAGATTTCGGTGTGCCAGACAAAGTATTACAAGCCGCAGTTGGTGTAGACGATACTCTTGACCAAGCAATTGGTTACTACCTCAATGAGGATGAAGAGTATGTCGACGACGATGAAGATTACGGCGAATTGGAGTTTTAATGGGTTGGTATTCTGAAATTTCCAAAGACATTTCAAACATTCCTGATGCGGCTTTGTATTTTGAATCTGAATTAATAGACGCCAAGAAGGAATGCAAAATTGCCGGAAATGTTGAACGTGCTGCGGCCGCAATGCCTGGCGTAGTTGAACATAGATTTGGACAATTGCAAGAAATTGAGGCAATTTTAGAATATCTTAACATTGAATTGCGACGTCTCAAAAGTCAACACTTTCGCAAATATCTCGAAAACTATCAACGTGCGTTGAGCAGTCGCGATTGCGAAAAATATGTTGAAGGTGAATCAGATGTCGTTGACTTTGAAAAAATTATCAACGAATTTGCATTACTTCGTAACAAGTGGCTGGGTATCACCAAAGCACTTGATCAGAAACAATGGCAAATAACCAATATTGTAAAACTACGTGTTGCAGGTATGGAAGACGCAAGTTTATAATCAATTCGCTCAAAAGAGTGACCATAGGCCTTAAATAATATTGAGGCCTATTTTTTTCTAAACGGTTGCTTTCTGAAAAAAGTCAGCGTATACTTACTATATGATAACAGTTGATAAATTATTGCTAGAAATTGTAAATTCGACCACTCCCACAGTTGAAGAATTAGTGCCTGCCAAAGACTGTAGAATACTACGAAGTCTTGGATCGTCAATAATCAGTCACTTTTTTATTACAGAAAATCAAAGCAGACTGTTGCTTAAAATTCTCAAAGAAAACCAGAAAAAACTTGGTGAAATTTCTGAAAATTTAAACCAAGTGATCAGCACACCTGCATGGTCAAGACAATTTAGACAGATAGAACAGGTGAGAAAATTGTATATTGCCAACGACGAAGATGGCGAATCCATGATGGTTATCGAATTTACATTTGACTCGGAAATTCGTAAAATTTTGCAAGAATTGTCGAAAAAATGTGAAAATTTCATTGCGCAACAAAACGGTAAAAAGTACACTGCTGACTTGACTGAACAAAATATTGTACTCATTGTTGATGCATTGACGCCGTTTAACATGGAAATAGATGAGACCATAAAAACACACTATGCCACTATAAAATCTTGGTCAGAAAACACTTTTCGTGACCAATTTTTGCTGACCAACATTGTCAACTTGAATTTTCAAAAACACATCACTGACGATTTGGGCATTAGAACAGCCATTGACAACAACATCATCACTGACAGAAGTATGCGTTATCAGTACTTCACAGAAATTGCCAAAAATCACGGCGATTCGCTTACAGAAGTAATTGCAAACAGAAATAAACCAAAAATATGGGTTGACAGAAATCAACACTCATTGTCTCATGTTATTGCCAGTTTAATAGAATTAAAAAGATTGCCATTGCTTGTGGTGTTTGATACATTGGTCAATGACAAGTACAATGATAACCTAAAAATGTTGGCAGAAGCCCTAGACAATAATGGAATTTACGACCGTGTGGGCATTTACTTTAGACTGTCCAACGACGAGTCTGGCAAACGTTTTAACAGTCTAATTGCCGATAGACAATACAATTGTCGCTTGGAATCGGACACTCAGGTGTGTGCTGTACAGAGTGGAAAAATACCAAAATTTTTCCTTACAAATCCATGGAAGCCCATGAGTGTGTTGGCGCTGGACAGCCGAATGGGTTTACGTCATGGCAAAACTGCTGTATACTCCAATTGTTGTGATCTGATCGTTGAATGGGCAGAACAACCAAATCTAATGGACCAGACAAGGATTGTTGCATGACAGTAAAATTAGTAATTAGAGACGAAGTCAATATTAAATTTGAAGGCTTGCATTTGGAAGCTCGTAAAAAGCTGGCCAACACATTCAAGTATGAAGATCCAACAGCACGTCATAGACCGGCTTACAAACTGGGACGATGGGATGGCAAAGTCAGTATGTTTGGTTTGGGCGGGAACGGTTATCTCAGCCAGTTAGAAAAATGCCTGGAAGTACTGTCTAACATGGATGTCAGCATTGACGAATTAGAAGATCTTCGCACTACTCCCAAGATTGAATTTGTTCCAGTAACAGAAACTTACTGGGCAGATCAAGGAAAAGTTTGGCCAAAAGGGCATCAAAAAGAAGGCGAGCCCATTATGTTGCGTGACTATCAAGTGGACGCAATCAACACCTTTTTAACCAACACACAATCGCTACAAGAAATTGCCACAGGTGCTGGTAAAACAATCACAACAGCAACATTGAGCCAGTTGGCAGAAAAATACGGACGCACTATCACCATTGTTCCCAACAAAAGTCTTGTGGAACAAACAGAAGAAGATTTTGTTGCTGTGGGGTTAGACGTTGGTGTGTATTATGGAGATCGAAAGGATCTCAACAAAACACACACCATTTGTACATGGCAAAGTCTTAATATTTTAGATAAGAAATCCAAAGCACACGAATACGAAATTGTTTCGTTAGCTGAATTTTTGGATGGCGTCAAAACAGTTATTGTTGACGAAGTACACATGGCCAAGGCCGAGGTATTAAAGAATTTGCTCACGCAAAACTTGTGTAATGCACCCATACGATGGGGCTTGACTGGCACGGTGCCAAAAGGCGATTTTGAGGCACAGCCTATTTTTGCCAGTTTGGGATTTGTAGTGGGCGGGATCAAAGCACATGAGCTACAAGAAATGGGTGTGCTGTCCACTTGCCATGTGAATGTGGTACAACTAATTGACATACCTGAATTTAAAATGTATTCAGACGAATTAAAGTATCTTGTCACTAACGAAGACAGGATGTTATATATCAGCAAACTAATTAAAAAAATCTCACAATCAGGCAACACATTGGTGTTAGTTAACAGAATCGACTCAGGCAAATTTTTAGTAAACGAAATAGATGAAGCAGTATTCATCTCAGGTGAAGTTAAAACAAAAGATAGAAAAGAAGAGTATGACGAAGTTAAAACATCTGATAACAAGATTATTGTGGCGACTTACGGTGTGGCCGCTGTGGGTATTAATATCCCCCGTATTTTTAATATGGTTCTTCTTGAGCCCGGAAAGAGCTTTGTTAGAGTTATACAAAGCATTGGGCGCGGTATTAGAAAAGCAGACGACAAAGACTTCGTACAAATCTGGGACTTAACTAGCACCTGTAAATATGCCAAGAGGCATCTTACTGAACGTAAGAAATTTTACAAGGAAGCCAAATATCCATTTACTTTAGAAAAAGTGGATTGGCAAAAATAAGGAATTATGCAAATATTAACACTAGACGACAAGACATTTTCACTCAACAACTTACCAGAAGAAGTGGACGAAAACACAAGGTTTGCAGTATTGGATAACAGTAATCCAAATGACCCAGATTTTTTCTTTATGCCATTAATTTTTCTAGAAAGTTTCAATGCACCGGCAATGGTGTTGAGAATAGGCAACGACGAAGTTACCATGCCCATCGATTGGTGCATTGCAGTGGGAGACAGCTCCAGTGCCTGTGATATAGAAATTCTGCCGTTGACCAGTTTAAATGACAGAGGTTTTGAAGCACTGTGTTTTAACCCGTTGAGTAGTTTTAGAGTAGAATTCAAGAAGATTGAAATTGTAAATTTTTACAATGACGTCAAATGGTATTTTCCTAAAATGAAAAACGGCCAACTGCTAGCAACACCCACGCACTTTGGAGATAAACCAAACTGCGTGTATTTTGTCAAAGAAATCAGCAGACAAAGTGAAATTATACAATTGGATAAAATATTATGACATTAAAAGTAGCATACTTTCAACCAGTTGTGTTGGCCATTGATAATGTGCCGCCAGTTGAGTTCAGTAAGATTTACGCTCTATCAGAAAATTTGCACACACATCCAGAATTGAATGATGCAAACCCTGCAATCAGCATACGTGGCGGCCAACAGATACAGGTTTACCCCAATCAATTGAATCTCGATGTTAACTGGTTAGTAAAATGGATAGAAAGCATTTGCACTGGTTACATGGAGCTGGTGTCTGCACAATCTGGCACTGAAGATTTAAAGTTGTGCAAACCAGTGGTGAATAGCATCTGGACCATTAGACAATTTCAAGGAGATTACCAAGAAATGCACAGTCATCCAGGTGGAAATTTAAGTGGAAACATCTACATCAGTGCTCCTGAACTGGCCGAAGGCAGTCATCCGTCGGACAGTCAAATATTATTTCGCTTGCCACAAACTCGTGATGTAAGTAAGTTTGTAATGAATGACACTTGGAAATACACACCTGCTCCAGGCACTGTTATTGTGTTTCCCAGCTATTTGCCACATACAGTATATCCTTGGAGGGGAGACAATCATAGAACAGTTATGGCATTTGATGCCAAAATTGTTCCAAACGAGGAGCTTCTCAGTGGGATCGCTTAAACCTGGAGCAACCTACGTGTACGAACGAAATGAAGGCACAGTTTATGCTAGAGAGATTGGTGCCGATCCTAGCACACGACGAGAAATTGGTTACACCTACGATCCTCGAACTGAGGATGGCAGACCTTTGCATGATCATATACAAGATTCTAAACTTTGGGGCGAAATTCGAAGAGAAGCAAAAACCAATCCCACTTTACAAAAAGCCTTGGATCGTGCTATAATGATATACAAACTAAGCAAGGACAAACTTCGTGAGTGAAAAGATCGAGTTAAAAGAAAAGTTAACAGCAGTGGATCAAAACGTTCGTGAATTGTGGGACGCAATGGATGCTGACCAGCAAAAAAGTCTCAAGAGCGAATTTTTTATTCTCAACAGATACGTCAGCAATGTGGCCGGTCAAAAAAGAGAAATACAAGAACATTTTGTGTTGACTGTGAACGAATATTTTAATAAAAATTGGAACAGTCTACAAAAACATCCCAAGCTCATGTGGCAACTGTTGTGTATGTGCAGTTGGGACGGTGAAAAGACATTTTGGCATGAGTGGATTGGATTTAAGAAAAAGGCCGGAATCAACAACAAAAAAGTTAGGTTTTTAGAAGAAATTTTTCCAGCTAAAAAAATAGACGAGATTGAACTTCTAAGTAAAATCAGCACTGATGCTGAGTTAAAACAACTGGCTCGCGATCACGGTATGGACGAAGCGACCATTGCTAAAAAATTAAAATGATGGCACTGACATCTGATATAGGTTCATACTCATGTGGATATTGCAACAACAAATTCACCAAAGAAAAAACTTTGGCTGTGCATGTGTGTGAACAAAAACGCCGAGCACTGGCCAAAACAGAAAAACATGTTATACTTGGATTCGATACATTTCAACGTTTTTACAAGCGAGCTCAACCAAATAACCCACAAGATAAAACATATGAAGATTTTTCTAAAAGTCCTTATTATAATGCCTTTGTTAAGTTTGGCAGCTTTGTCAGTAACGTCAATCCTCTCTATCCGGAACGATTCATTGACTGGATTGTATCTTCAGGTGTCAAATTGGATCACTGGTGCAGAGACGAGCTCTACGACCAATATGTCTTTGACCTCATTAGAAAAGAATCAGTTGAAACAGCATTAGAACGCAGTATTAGTCACATGCTATCTTGGGCCAACGACCACAATGCACAATGGAATCATTACTTCCATTATGTCAGTTTGAGTCGTGCGTGTTATGATATCAAAGACGGAAAAATCAGTCCGTGGATAGTTTTAAACTCAGCAAGCGGCAAAGCCATGTTGCAAAAATTCAGTGACGAACAATTGAGCCATGTGCAAAAAATAATAGATCCTCCATTTTGGGTCAGCAAATTTAAAAAACTACCAGCCGATGCAGAACTGGTCAAACAAGTGGTCAAAGAGAGCAACATATAATGCCAGATATTGACATTGACTTTGCGGACAGAACACAGGTTTTAAAAGTGTTAAAACACATAGATGCACGACTTGATACTGATAAAAAACACAACACAGGTGTGTATGTGCAGAGCATTCCGTTTAATCCTGTGTCAGGGTTAAGTACTTTAGATTACAAGTCAGCAGAAGATAGAGGTTATTTCAAGATAGATTTTTTGAATGTGAGTGTTTATGATGGAGTAAAAAGCAAAGAACATTTGACTCAATTATTGGAGACTGAACCTATATGGGATTTACTATTGGAAGATGATTTTGTGAACAAACTATTCCACGTGAATGGTCACGGCGGTATTTTAAGGCAGATGGCACCCGCATCCATAGAACAACTAGCAGCTGTGCTGGCAATGATCCGCCCTGCCAAACGTTATCTAATTGGAAAAGACTGGCCCACAGTGATGACAGAAATCTGGACAAAACCAGAGAATGATGAATACTATTTTAAGAAGGCACATGCCATTGCCTATGCACATGTGATAGTTGTGCAGATGAATTTGATCTGCGAAGCGTTACTTGACCTTGCGGACTAGTTGCAGACTTTTGCGTTTGACACGTTTGAGGGTGAGATTCATTAAATTAACCACTGGTCCTAATATTATTCGCGTGTCCTTGCTGTTGAATGTTTTGACAGCATAAGCAAATGGACCAATTTGATCTCTGCAAAATATATTGATAGGGTATTGACGATTGCTTTCCCACCACCATATTTCTCCTATTTCCAAAAACAGTGTTTTTTCTTCAGGAGTTTTAATGGCATTTAAATCGTAGAAGCTGGTGACAAACTGATCCTGATTTATTATGATGCCCACATACTCATCCTCTCCGTAGTTTATCACACTGATAAAGGGTAAGTTTTGTTCAATATTGTCTCGTAGTTTTGCCATAAATACTATTAAAGGTCCTTGTCAATGCAAAAAGTTCAAAGTTATTTATATCCTAACAGAGTTATACTTATAGCCAATTTGGCAGGATTCACTGTGGAGAACACCGTCGTGTATGCAAAAACTGTAAAAATTTATAACGGTATCGATAATATCATACAATTCGATATTCAGAACGCTGATCAAAAACGTATTGATTTGTCAACCATGTCCAACATAGAATTAAATGTAATGGACATGAGTGGCAATGCATTGCCTGAGAGTCCATACACTGTTACTCCTACAGCAATCAAGGGTATTGCCACAGTTACCATCCCCAGTGATGATTTGGTAGATCTAGCGGATCAACACTTGCGATACAGTGTTACAGCCCTTAGTGGTGGTAACGACATTATACTTTATTGTGACAGTAGATTCAGTGCAGTCGGCACAATTCAACTGATTGGCAATGCCATGCCTAAACTTAGAGACGAACAAGTGTACGACGAGTTTGTGGGCGAAATCAATTACATGGGCAATGTGATTGACCACACACCTGCTATTCCTTGCAAATTTTACGAAGCGGTAGCTGTTGAATCAATGGATTTTGAAATTTATTTGGATAGATTTATTGGCACAGTTTACGTGGAAGCCACTACGGATATGACTATTTCGGTAGACTCTTTTAAAAATGCCACTCGCATCCAAACATTCACAACATCAGTGAGATCAACCCAAACATTGACGTTTAACAATGTTGATGTGGGCACATACAATTACTTTAGAATCAGTTGGCAATATCCGGATGTTTGGCAACAAACTGGTGCGCAAGATCCGTATGATGTGTACGGACGAGTTACCAAAGTCATTGCTATTTCTTAACTAGTCTGTTATAATAAGGCATGAGCCTTATTGCGGACACCTTACTTTCTTACTTACCCGGAAAACGAAAAACAACTCCTAGCGGTTGGATTAGTTTCAATGCGGTCTGTTGTAGCGATGATAGAGGTCGTGGCGGGTTTATTGTAAATGGCGGTGATGCAGTTAGCTACCATTGCTTCAATTGCGGATTTAAATGCAGTTGGCAACCTGGCAG